ACTTCTTCTAGTTTATCAATGTCTTCGGCTAGTTCTGGCTTATACTGCTTCATAGCAATCTGAACACATTCAACAAGAAGTGTCATTGACTTCTCATTATTATCCGCCACCGCCGCAACGCCCTCAAACTTTGCCATGAATGGACGAAGTAGAGAGATTTTTAAAGGACGAACAGAGATTTCTGTACCATCCATAAGTGTGAGTTTTTGAGCCTCATACTTTGTTGTTGCCATTTTGCCTCCTATTTTAGGTTAACCTTAATTATAGCATGAATAGGCTAATTTTTCATAAGGGATGGATCTCTTGCATCTTCATAATCAAGACCCATACCGATGCCAAATCCAGCCTTTTTAGCATTTTGTCCTTGAAGTGATAATACATCGTTGCTGTCAGAAGTAGCACCACCACTAAATACCCTAGCCTTCATGTCTTCCCATTCTTTTTGACCTTTATCAGAATTAGTAGCACCATCTAGATCTACCCCCTGAATTGCTGCCAAAAACTTTTTTTCTTCATAATCTAATTCTCTTTTACTAGAAAGAGTAACCATTAATTCTGGCATAGATAAAGACTCTTCTAGTTCTTTATAGTCTTTCCAAATTCCTAATATAAATACTTCTGCCTCTAGTTTTGCTAAATCAAGATCATCCCAGGTAGAACCACTAGTCTTTGCTTGTTCTTTTACTGGTTCCTCTGATTTTTTATTTATCTTAATACCAGCAGCAATATCTATAACTTTATATATTGTAGGTAGGTCAAGGTTATCTTCTACTGTATTTGCTATTTCTGGATAGTATTGTTTCATACAAATACCGACACATTTTGACAAAACTTCAATAGCCTCATCATCGTCTGAAGCATCCTTGATGCCTTCAAACTCTACCATAAACTCTCTTAAATATTTAATCTTTAATGGGATAATTTCTAATTCTGTTCCATCAATTAAATAAATATTACCTTTACTATATACTTCTGTAGCCATTTTATCTATTCTATCATAAAAAAACAAAGCCCACCCCCGAAGGGATGGGCCTGTTATTAATCTAAAACTAGATTATGTTGCTGGTGTCCAGGTACGATCTACGATCTTACCGTATGAACCAGATGTGTCCTCTGGTAGGAGACGGAATGATACTTCAAACATTGAAGCCTCATCACGCTTTGCAGATACTGTTACATTCTCAATTGAGAGTGCACGGTATGCGCTGTAAACACGCTCTACGTATGCTGAGTCCGCACAGTCACCTGTACCTGGACCTACAGCAATAATTCCACGCTCTACTGGACATTCGCCAATATCGCCTGCGGATAGGTCAAGTGCCTGTCCGTTAGATGTGGTCTTTGTGCCTGACAACTGATCAGAGTTGTAAGCAAGTGCAAGAAGAAGGTTCTCAAGTGTTGCTTCAGCAAAAGCCGTTGCCATATTAACTTGCATTCCTTGCTTGTATAACTTAGCAACGTCAAGAAGTTGGTCAACCTGTACTTCGCCGAAGTCTGGTTGGAACTGCAATTCAAGGCCGTTCATTGTATAACCTACGTTAGTAAAATCATTGTCATCAGCGATTGTCTCTCTGTATGACTCGGATGATACATAAGCAGGTAGGGTTCCAGCAGTTAGTGTTGTGTCTGCGACGAAAAGCGCTGCAGCACCAACAATAATGTTAGTAGACGTACCACGAGTGTATGCCATATTTTTTCACCTCTACTTTCAATAGAATCTATATTAAGTTGTTGGGGTGTTTCCTCAAAATAAGTATAACAGCATTTTTAAGTGTATGGGTTTTCATAGGCTACCCCGTTGACCGTAATATTGTCTATTGTGTGGTAGTCGTACTCAATAATTAGTTTATTTGCATATACCGTTCTGGCTGAGGCCAGTTCTAGGACATCTCTTGTCTCATCAGCCTGATAGACACGAAGGTTGTGAAAATAGACATTAAACGGAAGATTGTCTACTTCAAACTCTGCACACCATGCGTTTACGTCTTGTGCGGCAGAGTCCTCACGATCAAGGGAGTCAGTAATAATTCTGTGAGCATCTGTGATTTTACTTAAATTTGTACAATATAAATAGTAGACCATTTGCTCTCTTTTGTTTCTGTAAAAAGAGTTTGGCCTAAATCTAATTAATCTTTCATACTGAATCAATAGTGGGTCAGATATACCTGGGGCTGCTATGTAGTTTTTAAATACATCTTCTATATTTGTAGGGGTAGTAGGAAATACTGGAACCATTTGCTCTGTACCGCTTAAAATACCAAAACGCTCTAGTTGACCAACAACGTATTGATTAATAAATGTTGGTGGAAATCCTGTTACTAATACATTTTCCATAGTCTTATTCTACCTCAATCTTTGCATTTGTAATCCATTTATACCCAGTAGATACGCCCTTTGGTCTACCCTGCTTTGCACCTGCTGGAAGATTCTTTTTGTATATAACTGGATTGCTTATATAATCAGAAATACCGCTTGCTCTTAAAAATGCTTGAGTAAAGTATCTTGTCATAAATTCATCAAAAATTCTTTCAAAAGATCCTTCAACCTGATTGCCTCCAGGATTTCTTACTGTAACTGGCTTTGAAGTAAAGACAGTCTCTCCACCTTCATAAAATCTTAATACTGAGTTTTTCTTTGGTCGAATAACTACGGGTATTCCATTTTCCATTATTTTTGCTTTATTGTAAAATGGAGTGGTTGCATCTTGCTGTATAGTTCTTGATTGTCTAAAAGTAGAATTAAGAGAAAGCCCTAGGTTGCTAACAGTGTACGTTATGTCAAATAATCTTGCTTGTGGGCTTCCTGTTTGATACCACTCATATACGTGATGTAGTGCTTCTTTATTTGCTCTTGCTTCAACATCTACGTATTGTCCTAGTGCAAAGATAACTCCTCTACCAAGATTATCTAAAAATACTTTTTTACCCTTTTGAGCACCCTCTAAAAAACCCAAAGAGTAGTTAGCAATATTAAGAAGTTCTTTTTCAAAGTTGTTGGTCTGTATGGAGACTCTCACTAGTCACCAACTGTCTGGTTCTCTGTTCTGCGCCAGAGCATTTTATAATATTCTATTTCTCCAAATGGACCAATAAAAGGCTCAAAAGTTCCTATTTCATAGATAGTTCCACGGCCAGTTCTTGGGCCTGCTGTTTCTTTATAAAACACTATATCGCTTGCGCTTCTAATGTTTGTAACTAGTATGTTTGTAATTGCATTTTCTGCATTATTAGAAGATGTTCTTATGTCTGATTTTGATCTTGCAATAAGTTTACCATCATACTGTAAAAATACATCTGGTTTTAATTCTACATCTCCTGCGCCACCTATAGTTGTTGCGTTGCAAATAATAGTTCTATCAAATACCCATTCTTTATTTGCTTGTCCATAATTGTTTTGTGTAATTATTGGATAGTAAATATCTGCTTTCATTGGGTAGATAAAGTCTGTTGCCTCGCACTCAGCCATTATAAAACTCCAGGTGTGCCAAAGTTCGTAATATACTTTTCTAGGATTTTGTCTACTAGGATATTGCCTGTTCCGCTAAGTGCGGACTTGTCAATCTTAATCTTGTATTGGTCTGTAGAATAATCAAGAATATATCTCTTGTGGTATTCCATTTTGCCACATTTAATGTCATCAATAAGCATTGTTGCGGCATCTTGAATATCATAAGGAACTACCTTGTACCCCGTTTCAAGCGAAAACAAATAGTTAAATGTTACTGGAAATGTTACTCCTGCGGCTACTGCTAGTGTTACGGGGCTATCTTCTGTATCGTAAAGATAAATTGAATCTGACTCTCCAAGTGGTACACCCTTTGGTGTTCCAACTGCTCTAACATATGAATCAGTCATTTGCTGATTCCACTCTTTAATAATTGCTGTCTTGTCTTTTGTTAATAGATAACTCCACTCAAACAATGCTGCAGGATCTTGTGTTGAATCCCAGACAAGTTCATTGTTTTCATATGCCTTTAAAATTTTATATACTCTATCCCAGATACCAAGATAGTCTGTTCCATTACCATTTGTTTCATACCATGAACGCTCATAGTAGAAGCCTCCTGGAACTATAGAATCAATGATTGCTCTTGCTAAGTTTTCATATTGTAAGTATTGTGCAATTTCTGTTGCTGTAGTAAAGCCTAAACTTTGTGCTAGTTTTGTAGGGTTTACATAAGGACGCATAATTTCTAGATTATCTTCAACAACAAGATCTCCTTCTTCTGGAAATTCAGAGCCAGTTGAGTAGACCGCTTCATAGATAGCCAAATAGTAAGACTCATCATAAGAATTAAACTGATCTGGAAGAGTGTATTCTAGTTTTGATCCAGCAGTAGAAACAATAGTTTCTGTAACATCATTTACATTTCTTGTGCTTTGATTAATAACAAGAATGTAGTCAGTATTTGGTAAAGGCACATCATAAGAGATGGTTAATGGGTATGGTGGTAAACGTAAAATCTGCATTAAATCTTACCGTAATGTCTGGCTACTTCTTTAGGCGATGCTTCACGAACTGCCTTATGATTTAGCCACTTAACGGATGCCTCCTTTGTGACAATGTTATATCCTTTTTCAAGGGCACCCACACCGTTCCAATGAAGATTTCGCTCTGAATACAAAGCCATCTTGTCTGTTGGAAACTCTAGCGCTTCTTTTTGTTCTTTTGGTCCTTCTGCTTTTTTTGTTTCTTTTACTTCTTCTACATCTTTTCTTGGTACAAAAGGCAAAATAGCCTCTAGCATTTCTTCTTTTGTGCTTGTTCCATATAGATCAATATTGTTCTTTTTTGCATAGGCTTTTAGTTGTGGTACTGTTTTCTTACTAAATTTTTCTACTACTTCTACTGTTGTTGCCATCTTATCCTCCACTGCTATTATATCAGAGATAACTTATCTTCTACTTGCTCTCAATGTTTGTGGTCTTCTAATACCGCTTGGTGTTCCAGAAATTGTTATATTATCACCAAATATTGGTGTTGGTATATTTCCTAAAACATTATTTTGTGTAATCATACCACTTGGACCCATTATGATTGCCCCGCCTACCCCGCCTACTGCAATAGCGCCATCACCATCATGTTGGTGTGGAACTGTTGGACTTCCTGGATAAGACATAATGCTCCTTAATTGATAAAGGAGGACAGTTTGACCTGTCCTCCCTATCGTTTAGTTTTTTATAAACTATTATGCAGTAGGATCTGCTGCTGCGTCTGCATAAGCAACCGCATCAAGTTCTTCCCACTGTAGACCAAAGCGGACGAATACTGTGTATTCAATTGTATCCTTCTTTGGCTTGTATTCACGGTTTACAGTGATATCTCTCTGGAATCCCCAAATACGGTTAGCAGGGAATGTCAAGTCGACATAATCTGCTGGGTAGTAAGGGACTTCTTGTACGTCAATTCCAAGAACACGTGTTGTACGTGCTCCGCCGAATGTCTGTGCCTGTCCATCAAGGTATGCCTGACGGTTGCGCTCTGTACCTGCAGCACGAGGAGCAAATGCTTCTGCGATAGCATCAGCAAGTGTTCCGTTGTTCTTTACGATACCTTGGAATGCATCTGTACCAGCGTAGAACTTTAGGTTCTGCTTTAGTGCACGATACTTACGTGGCATTGCAAGGATAATATCCTGCATTACTTCAGTTGTCCAGTTATCATCAGTAACAGTAACGAGTGCTTCGTGAGCATCGCCATCATTCTCTACCTTGTGTACGAAACCTTCCATGATTGAAAGGAAGTTTCCAGTTGAACCATCGCCATTAATAGCAAGGTCTTCGATATCGTTAGCAAATGCGTTTGTCATCAAGCGAACTAGATGATCTTCAAGCGCTCCGCCTTCAATATTATCTTCAAGTGCTTCTGTAGATACTTCCCAGTCAAGACGAATCTTCTTGGTTGTTAACTCTACCTTTGTAAATGTTGCACCTGCGTTTGTATAATCATTGTTTGCCTGTGCAGCAGCACGGATTACACGCTCACCAACGTTAACTTTTTCAAGTTCCATGGTGTTTGCTCTCATTGTAACTCTACGACCATCTTTGGCGAGAACTGTTGCATCCCACACGTAGTCGAT